TCAGTACTAGACTATGGTGCAGACCCCACAGGTGTGACCATGTCTACTGCTGCCTTTGCTGCTTGTGCTACAGCGTGTGTGGCTGATAACGCAGACTTCTTTATTCCCGAAGGCTACTACTCCACTGACGCTACTACAACTATCAACCTCTCCGGTTTGGCCTTTAATGATCAGCGTCGTATTAATGTTATTGGTGCTGGTAAGGGCCGTACGGAGTGGCGTTACTGGGGACCTCCGGGCACTAGTGCTCTGAACTTGCTTGGTCCTAATTGGGCCACTTCTCCCGCGTCTCGACAGACTGTAAAGGGTTTCCGTCTCCGTGGTATGAGTCCTACTCCTGCTACTGGTCGTATTGGTATCGGCGTTACCCGAGCTATTGGACTGCATTGGGAAGACCTTGAAATTCTTGAGTGCTATTACGGTGCTTATGTTGTGGACATCGTTCACTGGTCTCTGACAGATGTCAATTTTGCCTTTAACAACTATGGTTTGGGTACTGCTCGTTCTCCGTCTTATGGTATCGATAACAACGGCTCTCCCACTAACATCCTTGTACTGAATAAGTGTTCCTTCATCGCTAACCGTCAGTGGGGTGCTACCTTCCAAGATAGTGCGAACATTGTCTTCGTTGGCGGCTCCTTCGAAGGTAATGGTTGGACTGGTGCTTGGACCTCTGATGCTGTCCGTTGGGGTGTTCGTATCCTAGACGGTGGTTACAATGGTGCAGCTAACCTAATGCTCTACGGTACTCACTTTGAGAGTTCGGGTGGTACGGCAGATATTATTGTTGACCATAGTGCTCATCCCGGTGTCTACGTCGTGGATGGTTGTGACTTCGTTCGTAATGGTACAGCTAACTTCCCGACGAATAACATTCTATTCGGAACAACTGGTGCCACTAAGTCTCAACTTATTGTCCGCTCTGGCTTTAGGTCTGTTGGTGGATATGTTCCTAATGCAGGCAGGCCTTACGTAGCTCATACTGGTACTCTAACCAACCATACTTTCAGTGATGAAGGTTGTATGTATGAAAGTGCTACCGAGACCCCGACCTATACTGGTAAGACCCACGGAAGGGCCAATCACGCACATGCTTGGGCTGTAGCCGCCCCTGCCGGAACGCTATTCGCTTCGAGCAATATTACTTCCATCACTAACCCCGGAACCGGCACGTACGTAGTTACATTTGCAGCTCCAACGTCCAGCGCTATTTATGCTGTGGTGCCAACTATGCCACTAACCGCTCAGTTCTACACCCTGTCCAGCAGAACCGTAAATGGCTTTACTATGCAGGTGTTGAGTAGCGCAGGAGCAGCAGCCGCACCTACGACTGAATTTGGCTTTACTGTGTTTGCTAGGTAACTTAGAAAATGTTTACATGGGCATCGGTTCTTCTTAAACCCTTTAAGCCATACCTGATCTTAGGGGGACTTTGGTTGGTCTCCCTAGGGTGGGCTTATTGGCAGGGTGGTGAGTATTACAGAGACGCAGCTAGACTTGAATACACTAGACAGACAGAGATAAATAGATTATCTTTGGAAGATGCTCTACAGAAAGTAGCTGTACTTGAAGCGGAAGCAAAGACAAATGAAAACGACTTACGAGAACTTAAAGCACAAGCTGCCAAGGATGTTGATGCTAAGCGCATTGCCCTTCCTGCTCGCAGCGTGCAGCGCATCCACCGTGCAACTCAAGGACGCCCCTAAGCAGCTTTTGGTAGAATGTGCAGACCCTGTGGCTCTCCCTAACACAAGTCTGGAACAGGCTCAAGTAGAAGCCTTGTGGGCGGAGGACAGGCAGAGACTAACCCAGTGCAAGGGTAAGGATAACGCCAAGACTAAATTCTACCTTAACCGAGACAAGGCTCTGAGAGGAAACTAAATGAAATTTACACTCTTAGACATTGTACAGACGGTACTGTCGTCTCTAGACAGTGATGAAGTAAATAGTATCTCTGATACTCAAGAGGCGATGCAGGCTGCTGTTGTAGCCCGTACAGCGTATCTTAATATTGCTTCTCGCTCTGATCTTAACGAGACTAAGACCCTCTTTACTCTAGAGCCTTCCCTTACTGGTGACCTTCCCACAGTTATGAATCGTCCAGAGACGATCCAGAATGTCCATTGGATTAAGTATAACAGAGCCACTGAGACTGATCCTCTTCCTCTGTTTGAGGTGATTGGCTGGTTGTGCCTCGAAGATTTCATAGACCGTATGCACAACATTGATCCTACTCAGCCCAACAGTGGCTCTGGTATCCTGAATGTAAACGGTGACGCTATTACTCTTTCTTGGAAGAATGATGTAGCCCCTACCTATTGGACAGCTTATAACGATAATATCATTATCTTTGACAGCTTCGATAGTTCAGTGGACTCCACTCTACAGAAAGATAAGACCCTAGGGTACGGTGAAGAGTCCTTCCCCTTCCTTATGCAAGACACTTTCATACCCAATCTCGATGAGAAGCAACATCAGCTCTGGCTTAACGAGACAAAGGCCCTAGCTTGGGCAGAACTTAAACAAGCCCAGCATGGTAAAGCAGAAAGAGAGGCTCAGAAAGGCTGGGTCAATCTAATGCGTACCAAGCGAGCCCTTCCTAACCAGATCAGTGAACTAGATCGTGCACCGAACTATGGTAGAAGTAACTCTGGTGGGCTGTATCGTAGGTCGTCTAATAAGTTTTCTAACCGGTGGTGATTGAGTGATTACAAATATTGGTGAAGAAGAGGCTGTAGAGATCGCCACTAAGGGTGTCACGTACACCATTCAGATGTCTGAGCCCCATAACTTCTACAAGATTAAGGTCTCTAAAGGAATGGTGCCTAAGGCTCTTAAAGGCAGTTATACTATGCTCATTCAAGCTGAGACTGCAGTTAAGAGATATATTGCAGAACAGAAAAAAGACGAACTAAAAAAGGACTAAGGTATGGCTCGTTCTGCTGGAATCGTAGTAGACAATAATCTAACAGGCGGGCTTATTACAGAAGCTACTGGTCTTAACTACCCAGAGAACGCTTGTACTGAGACTGTGAACTGTGTCTTTGACCCCATCGGCAAGGTAGAACGTAGGGAAGGCTTCGATCTAGAAGAAGACTTCCTTTTTACGTATACGGATAAGACCAACAGGAGTATTAACCAGTTCCTTTGGAAGAATGTTGGCAACACTGGGACCAAGAGTTTCAATGTTGTCCAAGTGGGCCTAGTCCTTCGTCTCTATGAAGTCACTGGTGCTGTCTCCCTTTCTACTGGTGTACGTAGTGACGTCATTGATCTGAGCCCCTACCTAGTTGTTGGGTCTGTGGATGCGGCTCAGACTGAAATCTCTTTCTCGTCTGGTCTAGGGTACCTGTTTGTTACCCATCCCTCCCTAAACTCTGCATACATTTCCTACTCTCAGGATACGGATACATTTAGTCTTAATCCCATCTATCAGGAAATTCGAGACTTCGAAGGCTTGAATGATGGTATCCCCATCTCTGGTCGTCCTACCACTCTCTCTACCTTCCATTGGTACAACCTCTTTAACCAAGGATGGTGGCAGTCTGCTAAGGGCTACTATGGTGGGTACGACAACACAATCAACTTGTGGCGTTGGGATGGTGCATTTGCACGAGGGGACTACCCTTCCAATTCTGATGTGTGGTGGTTCTACCGAGGACCCTACGTTCTAGACCCTGATAATGCCTTACAGGCTAACCCTTCTTTCTTTCGAAATGCTTTGGTGGATACCCTCTCTATTGGTAATACACCGGCACCTAAGGGCCATTACATCCTCCCTGTACACGTTCAGGACAGGTCTCTTCAATCTGGTATCCCCGGCATTCCTGTACAATCTACTGGGACTCAAAGACTTAGCACTAATACCTTCTATGCCGGTAGAGTATTCTACAGTGGTCTAACCCAGCCGAAATATGTTGGGAAGATTTATTTCTCCCAGATCATTGAGACCAACGAACAGTTTGGCCGATGCTACCAGCAGAACGATCCTACCAGTGAAGACAATAGTGACCTACTCCCCAGTGATGGTGGGGTGATCTCTATTGCAGAGGCTGGTCGTATCGTTAAAATGATCCCTATTGGGAACACTCTGGTGGTATGGGCTGTTAATGGTATCTGGGCTATCAACGGTTCAGAAGGTCTAGGTTTCAAAGCTAACGACTACTCTGTCCGTAAGATTTCCTCCAATCAGACCTTGAGTGCTTACAACTTTGTTGATGTTGAGGGCACCCCAATCTGGTGGAATCAAGATGGTTTGTACACCATAGCGTCTACTGATCAGCTTGGTTCTATGTCTATTCAGAATATCACTGAGAAGAAGATCAAGAAGTTCTTGGACGTTATCCCGATCAATAGTAAAGTTTACTCCAAGGGTGCTTACAACAACCAGACTAAGACAGTACAATGGTTGTACCGTAGCACTGAACCTTTAACTGTTGAGGAACGATACGAGTTCGATAAGGTACTTGTCTTTAATACCACCTCTGGCGCTTTCTATCCGTGGGATATCTCTCTCGTAGGCGGTGTTACCGTAAATGGTATTGTTGTGGTTGATGGACAGACGTCTGTTTATTCGTTGGATAATGTTACAACCATCGGTGGAGAGATCGTTACCAATAACTCCGCGGACTCAGTAACGGTAGAAGGTACAGAACCTTCCGCACTAAGTCCAGTGTTTAAGTATCTTATCTCGTACCCGATCATTGGCTTTGACCACTTCTCTTTTGCAGAAGTTAGGGATATTAACTTTGTGGATTGGAGAAGCTTCCAACCTACTACTTATCCTTCCTTCTTCTCTCTTGGATTTAAAGTCCACGGAGAGGCTATGAGGAAATGGCAGCCTACCTACCTTAGGTGTTTCTCTGAGAACATACGTAGGTCTCAGTTCGATATTCAAGGTCGATGGGATTTCAGTGTTAATGCTGATACAGGCAGGTGGAGTTCGATTCAGAGGGTTTACTCTAAGGACCTTTCCTATGGTACCTCCTCTAATCGAGTGAAGATCAGAGGCCACGGCCTAGCGCTACAGCTTAGGATTGACTCTGTGGAGAACGAACCCTTCGTTATCATTGGGTTCTCTAATTTCGAAACAGGCAATCAAGCACCATAAGGACACCTACCTCTTGACAAACCTAAGACTCGCTCTATATAAAGATATAGACTTAGTTACTAACATGGTAGACAAGTTCCTAGGACAATCTCCTTATAAGGATATGCCTAGGAACATAACCATGATTAAGGATAATTACTTAAAGCTTATAGAAGATACATCTAAGAACATAGTGATCCTTAGTTGTGATAACCAAGATATTCCTAAGGGGATGGTAGCTATGTCTCTATCCCCATTGGGGTTCACAGACCACCTAGTCTCAACAGAGATTGCTTGGTGGGTAGAGCCAGACTATAGGACATCTAGAATGTCTCTTGATCTCTTTAAAGCTGCTGAGTATTGGTCTCAAAAGGTAGGAGCTTCTTTCATTCAATTTGTATCTCTGTCTACCTCAGAGGGTAGTGTCGATAAGTTCTATACCCGAATGGGGTACACCATGACTGAAAAAGCATTCTTAAAGGAAATATGATATGGCAGCACTAACTACCGCCCTACTTGCTATTGGTACTGCTGTGTCCGTAGGTGGGGCAGCTATCCAGTACAAGGGACAGCAGGAAGCATCAAAGGCTCAGGGTGTACAAGAGCAGATCAGGGCATCACAGATGCAGCTAGACGCTCAGCGTAGACGCAGAGAGATCATCAGGCAGACGACCCTAGCTCGTGCTACGGCTCTAGCTACTACCACTGCTCAGGGTGCTGCTAACCCCGGTGGTTCTGCTCTACCCGGTTCCTACGCTCAGCAGCAGAATCAAGGCTACGCTGGTGTACAGGCTACTAACGTTGCCGAAGCACAGGGTAACCAGATGTTTGCTCTTAACCAGCGTGTTAACGAAGGCTACCGTACAGCAGCTCTTGGTGGCACCATTGGCAGTGTTGGTGGTGGTATCTCAAGCCTCGGTGGGGCACTACAATCCACTAGCAAAACATTCAATCAGGTTGGTGGTAGTCCCACTACTCAGCGTCCTCTTACCATTACCGACCAAGGAGCACCTTACTCGTGGTAGACTACCCGAATAACGAAACTGTCACCTTCGCCCCCGATACGCTTACGACTCCCACTGATGACACTGTCAGCTTTGTGGATATCAATAAGCAGAGCGTGGACGAAGGTGTTGCTACGACTAGGGCTGCTAAGGCTCACTATGCCATTGGTGAAGACTCACCCGGTGTAGAAGCCCTACGTAACAACATCTACGCTGGTGAAGAAGGTATACTTCGTCGGCAGATGGCTGCTAAGGAAGACATAGCCTTTAGGCAGGAGAAGCTGAACCTCATCAATGATATGGTGGCAAACAAGGCTACTCCCCTGTCCACTGGTGAGATGGCAGATATCATGCTGCTTAGCCAGACTGACATTGAGACTGATCCTGACACCATCCTAGAGAAGAAGTTCTCTCAGGCGTATATCCGTGACTTCACCAACAAGGCTGAGTTCAAGGATACGGAACCTCAGGAGGTAGAGGAAGAGGGTGACATTGGGTCTCAGGTCATCATGCGTAAAGAGTTCGCTCAGACTGTCCTAGAGGACCTTGCCCAGCGTAAGAAGTCCATGGGCTGGGCTGAGACCATTGGCATGTACGGGGAGACGATGATCCCCTTCAAGTCGTGGGCTAACACCAGCAATGCCATTAAGGACCAGAAGTTTGGTTCCTACCTTCCCGGTGAAAACCTTCGTCAGCAGATCGAGTACCTGTACCTCCTTCCTGAGAAGGAATTTAAGGTAGCGTTCCGTGACGCAGTGGAAGACATCGCCTCTAGCAACGTACTGGATGCAGAGACCTTCGCTAGTGCAGTGATTAGCTTCTCTACCAGTGATGAGTACCTACAGAATCTCTTCGGAGCACTGGACGTAGCCGATGTGGCTACCTTGGGTCTCGGTGGATTGGCTGTTAAAGGCGCTAGGAAGGGCGTAGACGCCGTTTCTAAGATCGCTGGCTCTCTGACTAAGGGGGAGACACGAAAGGCCGTCAGTGACGCTGTGAAGGGACTAGAGGGCATAGTGCCTGATGTTAACAAAGTCCTAACGCACCAAGGTAATGTGGAGAAGGCTGCTGACCATCAGGCCATCGTTCGGATGAACGACCTGTGGAGTGAAGCAGACCCTAACTTCCGTACCAATCAGCTTAAGACCAAAGTAGCCTCGATCTTCGACCCTGACACGATAGGGGATCGCATCGGTACTTTTAGTCGTGAAGCAACGGATCGCATCGTTCAACATGCGCAAGACACTAGCTCAGCTATCAGGCAGGCTATCACTACCCCTACCATTGGACGTCTCAGTGATGAAGCTCTACAGGCTGGACTGACTGGGGCTAAGGCTGTAGCTCGGCAGGAGTTCAAACACCTCAACGATGCTGTACTCGATATCGACTACGTGTCTCGTCAGCCTTCTCTGGCTGGTACCTACGAGGTCAGTGTCAAGCTAGCTAAGCCTGATCAGACCCTGTTCTCTAGCAATGCTCAGGCGGGCTACTTCGCTCGTGAAGAGTACAAACTGCTGGACGGGGACTACCGTATTGTGCAACAGGGTACTGGCTTCGCTATTGATGTCACTCGTACCTTGGATGAAACTCAGGACGCAGTACGTGACGTTATGGTATCTACCGGGAACACCGTTCCTAGTGGCCTAGCGACCACGCTGCTGGGCTTTATGCGTACGGCTGATGATTTAGTAGACCCATTCACTAGAGGCCAGCGTAAGGCCGCTCAGGGCCTCGCAAACGAGATGCATCGCTATGGTAAGGCTGTGGGTGAGAGCATTGGTTCTCTCAACCGTAAGCAGCGTAACCGTCTTGGTCGTCTGTGGGACAGTGATCGTCGCTATGTAAATCCAGCTAATGGAGAGATTGGTCGCTTTGCTGATACCCTAGAAGGTTTCGAGAGCAACTACCGTACTGTAAACAACGTAGCTCCTAGTGAAGCTGAGGCTAAGGCGTACTTCGACTACGTCGCTCTGAATGACTTTGACTGGACTGTCCGTAACTTCGGTGTGTACAGAGACAAGGCTAGGCAGGGTGTCAAGGAGTACACCTACAGCTATAAGGTGAATGATCCTAAGACTGGTGAAGAAGTGGATACACCTATCCGTAACTTCGAAGGTAAAGAGATTGTAAAGCTCCCTCAGTACGACGAAGAACCCTTTACTGTTCTACTCTATGACGAGGCTTCTAACGAACATAAGATGTTCAAGTCTACCATCATGACTGATGAGGATAAGGCTCTTGTTTCTAGCTACATGGACACCAAAGGCTTTAAGCCTATTGAGGTGTATCAGGCTCTGATGCAGCGTCCCTTCTCTAAGGTCACTGGTGTGGATGACCCTGTTAACTTCCTTCTTGTGAAGTCCTTTCAGGAACAGCGTCTACCTTGGGACCAGCTTCCCTACAAGCCCGGTGGTCACCGAGTGTGGGAGAGTAAGTTCTACGTCAAGCAGCCCCGTATCGATACTGGTATGGATCAGGCTAAGATGTACGTGGGGGATCGAGTTGTCTTCGGCTTTGAAACACAGGCAGAAGCAGCGAAGTATTCTGCTCGTATGGAAGAGGCTCGTAAGCTTCTAGGTACGAGTGAACTTAAGAGCTACCTTGCTCGTAACCTTCCCTTCGATGAGAACCAGTTCAAGTCTTTCTTTGAAGACGCTATTGATCCTACCTCTGGTGATGTGATCAAGGCTCAGTTCTCTAAGACTGAACCCTTTGTGAACGTGGGTAGTGGAAGGAAGACCATTGATGACTATCGAACCATCCAGTACGACCAGAACGCTACCGAGTCTAACTACGGTAACTACCAGTTGCTGGATAAGGAGTTTACTACTAGCCGCGATCCAGACCTCTGGACCGTACGTGAAGGTGGAAGCGAAAGCAACCCAACCTACCGTCTAGACAGTGCTAAGATGCTAGACCCTCTGCCCACCCTCAACCGTAGTATGCGGAACATCATGTCCGACAGGGCTATGAATGATTACCGTATTACTGCTATTGAGAAGTTCTCTTCGGAGTTCGAAGACGTACTGACGGTGAGCAAGGATGAGTTCCTTCGTGATCCCATGGAGTATCTCTCCAACCTTCCTCTGGACACCAAGAACAGTAACAAGGATAAGCTAGCTGCTGCACGTAATGCTGCTAAAGCTGCCTTGAACTTCATTGGTACTGAGACTGGTCTTGGTAAGAACATTCGCTGGGTACAGGACAAGACCGCTAACATGGTCTACAACAGCCTTGGACAGGGTGCTAGTGACTTCGTCTCTGATCACATGCTGGGTAACGTAGCTGATCCTACTCGCTTCATGCGTAGTGTGGCCTTCCATTCCAAGCTTGGTCTATTCAATCCCGTGCAGATGTTCGTGCAGGGACAGGGCCTAGCCCATGTTATGGCTGTAGCAGGTGTACAGAATGCTTTCCCTGCCTATGGTACTGCTTGGTACTTCCGTCGTATGAGCCTCAACAGCAACCCTAAGGTTGTGGAAGCTATGGCGGAGAATGCCTCTCGGTTGACAAGGCAGTCTAAAGAAGATATCTTGGAAAGCTGGTACGAACTTAAGAAGACTGGCTATAGTAACGTAGAAGGTGAAGTAGCCTTTAAAAATGATGTTACTGATCCCAAGGTCTATGAGAGTACTGTTGGTAACTTTCTAGATAAGGGTACGGTATTCTTTAAGGAGACTGAGCGTATGGTTCGACTCTCTGGTTGGCAGGCTGCTTTCCGTGAGTTTAAGCAAGCTAACCCCGGTAAAGCCATTGGTAACCTAGAGCGTCAGAAGATACTGGACAGGGCTGATCTACTCTCCCTGAACATGACCAGAGCTTCTAGTGCTGCTTGGCAGTCTGGTATCTTCTCTGTTCCTACCCAGTTCTTTGCCTTCCAAGCCCGCCTCATGGAGCAGTTCCTTAGCGGTGGCTTTGGTAACTCGGGTCGTCTGACCCGTAGTGAAAAGGCTAGAGCCTTCCTTACCTATAGCAGCCTCTATGGTATCCCCACTGGTGTGGGTGCTACTACTGGTGTCTGGCCTTGGTATGAGGAAATAAGGGAGCAGATGATTGCTCGTGGTGTTAACATGGACAACGGTATGGTCGATGCTTGGCACGAAGGTATGATCTCTACGATGCTACAGGCTGCTACTGGAACTGAGTACAACGTGTCTCAGCGTCTAGGTCCCGGTGGTCTTAGTATCTTTAAGGAGATTATTGATGGTGACAAGACTCTTAACGACTTCGTGTTTGGTGCTTCTGGTTCCATCACTGGTGACATTCTAAAGTCTATCTATCCTGTGATGTCTTCTGTCTACGATGTAACTCGTGGTACAGGAGAGTATAAGAACCTCGCAGTAGAAGACATGCTGGATGCTGCTCGTAACATTTCTAGTGTCGATAATGCTACTAAGATTGTTATGGCTTGGAACCTTGGTAAGTACATCTCTAAGAACAATACTTACATTGCTCCCACAACCACTTTTGATTCTATCGTTGGTGCTATGACCGGTCTAACCCCTATCGCAATAGCGGATGCTTTTGCTAAGGGGGATATCCTAAAGAAGCAGGCTGATGCTAAGAAGGTACTTGGTAAAGACGTAGTGAAGAACCTGCAGAAGGGTTTCCAAGCTGCTAAGGATCAGGACTGGGATAGCATGAAGTCGTACAATGCTAGAGCTGCCGCTATTACTCAGATGGGTGGGTTCACCCCTCAGGAAGCTTCCCAGCTTACTCAGGATGCTGTACGTGGTCAGTCTGTTCTAGAGACTATTGACAGCAAATGGTTCCGTCAGGCACCTAAAGAAGCTAAAGACGCTATGGAGAAGAACTTAATGTCTATCGGCAAGGATCAGTAACAGATGGCAGATTTCAACCCAACACCGGGTCCTGCAGATGTACCTAACTTCCTTAACAACTCGAAGGGAGTGGATAGACCTACACCTAACCGTACCTTTGAAGCTCTCTTCGAGGGTGTAGGGAATACTCTTAAGGTGTCGGCTGCTGCTCAGGAAGAAACTCAGCAGGCTCAGATACAGAACGATATCTATCAGTCCTATGATAAGGTCACTGATGAGGTTGCTCTGGCTCAGCTACAGCGTGATAAGGCTGGTGCCAATAACTTCTGGCAGACACAGAACCCCGCTGTAGACACGGCTGTGTCTAACCTAGAGCGTCTTAATGCAGCTAGGGCTGCGGGTAAAGTAAGTGATGTCTACTACTGGTCTCAGTTGAACACCACTACCAAGTCTCTTAGGGCTAAGTATCCCGGTCAGCGTGAGTACATTGATCAGCAGATTTCTCGTATCACTGGTGGTACTCCTGCTAACCAACTTCGTAATGAACTTAATCAGGAAGCACAGCAGGCAGCCTCTAGGGCTGAGGCTGGACGTGGTAGGGATGAGAGCTTTGTTCGTCAGAACTTAGGCTTGGTCCCTCCTGATCTGCTTAAGTCCTACCAGCAGGGTGACCCTAACGCTATCGTTCAGATTGAGAACGTAGTGGGCCAGCGTAAAGCACAGGAAGAAAGTCTTAAGGCTCGTAAAGCAGACCTAGAGTACAATGCTTCTCTAGGACAGGCTAATGAGCAGGAGGCTATGTCCATTGCCACAGACACCTTGAACGTGTCGATGAATCGCTTCATTTCTGATACAAGTGAGAAGGCAGGCTTCGGAGCATTCAGGGATCGTATCACTGCACAGGTTGCTAGTGGTAAGGCTCCTACACCGGAACAGCAGCAGGAGTTCCTCTCTACCTTTGCTCTACTAGAGGCACAGGCTAGGCAGGTAGCACAGCAGGCTTTGTTCCAGCCTAATGATCGCGGTAAGTCTCTCTCTAGCTATCTTCCTCCTGATAAGGCTAAGGCTCTACAGGAGCAGGCTATGTTCCCGATCACTCAGATCAAGGATATGATCCTAAACAATCAATACGGTCTAGTAAACCAGACTGTGAATATGGCTAAAGCTTCTCAGGATGCTCGTGTAGCTAAGCTTGTCAATGACAACGCTCCCCTACAGGCTATCAGTGACTTCCAGAAGATTGGTGGAGACTCTCTGTCTCAGTTGGCTCTCAGTGCTAATGGCAATGCTCTACTGAGTGGTGCTATGCAGGCTGTGATCCAGTCTCAAGCAGTAAGGACTACTACTGCTGGTAGTGCTAGTCTGAATGAGTATCATGATCAGATTAAAGCCCTTGATCCTAAGGACACTAAAGCGTTTCAGGCCTCTATTGCAGGTCATGTCGACATGCTGATGGACAAGAACACTCGTCCTGATGTAGCTCTTAACATTGCTGAGTCCATGTTCGGTAGTAAGAACACTCCGTTCATTACTCGCTTCCGTACTACTGACGATAAGCTGGCTGTCTTCTCCAAGATGTCTAGCCCTGAGGTTACTAAGAAGATGCAGGAACTGGGGCAGGCTAATCCTGCTGTGTGGGCTAACTACACTAACTGGTCTAAGCAAGTCTTCGTAGCTACCTTCGGTAGTGCTATTGATGGCACCAAGGAAGGTCAGGCTATGATGCCTTACACCGAGGTGAAGTTTGATCCTAAGACTGCCCAGTTCTCTTGGGGCCTTACTCCGCAGGGCCGTGAGGCACAGAAGGGAGTTAAGGGTTTCCTTGGTGGAAACATGGTTAGTAACTGGAACAACGCAGCTCTAGAGCAGAGCGTGAAGCAGCTTAACCAAGGCATCAGCCTTATCAAGCCAATCCTAGAAGCAGAGGGTAGTGACCCGGCTGTAGCCATCACAGACCTAATTAAGCAGAAGGGATTGGATACCACTAAGTCTACACAGGATAGCTTCTGGTCGAAGCTCTACCGTAGTGTGGCTGGTGCAGGTGATGCAGTAGGTAAGAACCTTGACAAGCCGGGCACGGGAGGTAGTCCCTTCGACGCTTTTTTAGGGGCTTGGCAGGCCAGACCAGCGGCGGAGCAGGAGAGGCAACTCCTTGATACCATCGCAGGGCCTGAGTCTGGGGGCAACTACAACGCAGTAAGTGGGAACGGTAAGAACGCTCAACCACTAGACCGACTAAGCGTAGGGGACGTTAAGCAACTCCAAGCCTACATGGTGCAGAACAAGGGGACGTTCCCCTCTAGTGCAGTAGGTAGATACCAGATCATCCAAGGTACTCTCAATGAACTACTTAAAGAGAATGACATTGGAGACGATACCCTCTTCACTCCTGAACTGCAGGATGAGCTAGCTAGGAAGCTGCTTGAACGTAGGGGATTGAATGAGTACCGTAGTGGAGCTATTGATAAGGCTACCTTCGGTAAGCGCCTAGCCCAAGAGTGGGCTGGTCTACCTCTACCATCTGGTAAGAGCTACTATGATGGTGATGGTCTGAACCGTACGACCATGGCCTATGACGACTTTCTCAATAGCTGGGAATAAGTCCTCCGGTCAAATCTGAACATAGAAAAACCCCGGTATCCGAAAGGACGCCGGGGTTTCTTTTTGCCTAGTGATTACTCAGGAATGGTTGGTCGATCGTCGTTGCCTACCTTACGCTTCTCGTAAGCAATCAGGAACAGGATACAACAGCCCGCATGGGCTAGGTGGGACAGGCCAGTATCAGGATCAGTACCACGACGGAAGAACCAAGCGAACATATGGCGCATGAGCGCACTGTACACACGGGACCAGTCCATACCCACTTCCCAACCTCGGGCACTGTACTTCTTGGCACCAAAGTCTAGAACCTTAACGATCTCTTCTGCAGCATCGTAAGGGAACAGGTGCCACGGCAGCTTACCGAAGTCCTTCTTAAGGTTGTCACCGTGTTCGTCCTTCGTCTCCCAGTTAATAGGTTCTTTAAGAAAGGCCGTGTTACTCACAGCTTCGAGTACCGGTTGAGGGATCGAAATAACAGGCAGTGCCTCCTTCGTCGTATTCAGTTGGTTCTTCGACAACGATTTCGTCCTTTCCTTCTTGGACTTTGTTGAGGATTCCATAGCGTTTACCACTGGCACGGAACGTTGTGCATCCGCTAGCACCTCCGCGATAAGCTTGTATATAGACATTCTTGAACTCTTCCCAACCAACGTTATCACCTACATTACACGTTTTACTACAGGCACTATCGACATATTGACTAGCAAGATTCAGGACACTAACGTGCTCGTCGACGGACACGTCATCAGTTGTTTTACCTCGTACTCCGAATACTCGGAAGCCGTAGTCGTCGACTCGTTCAACGATTGGGCCGGTAAAAGTAATGATGGTTCGATCATAGCCGTAAGAGAAGACAGGCTCGATGCCAGAAGATACATTGTCGGCAGTGAGGCTGATAGTTCCGGTTGGTGCGATGGAGAGTAGATGCGAATTTCTAATTCCATACCGTTCGATAGCTTCTTTGATACTAGTCGGCAAGGTCTGGATAAATTTTCCTTCAAGGTACTTGTCCTTATCAAAGAGTGGGAAGGGGCCCTTCTCCTTAGCAAGCTCTACGCTAGCAAGGTAGGCTGTGTCCCTGAGGATAGTCAGAATCTCTTCTAGGATAGCGAGAAAGAAAGAAGAGCCATACTGATACTTAGGCCCAAAAGATTCAATAGTGTTTGCGACACCAGTAAGACCAAGACCCATTCGTCGCTTGTTCTTAGCTTCCACATCCTGCGCCGGTAGAGGGTAGATAGTACGATCAATGATATTATCCATAGCACGGACAACAACACGAATGTCATTCCTAAACTCATCATAATTAAATAACCAATCACCGTGGTTGGAAACGTACTTAACGAGATTGAAGGAGCCTAGGAGGCAGGCACCATAAGGGGGCAGAGGCTGCTCACCACAGGGGTTAGTAGCAGCAATGGTCTCCGTGTACCAAAGATTGTTCTTCTTATTGATAGTGTCAATGAAGAGGATACCGGGTTCTGCCCAGTCCCACGTAGACCTCATCAGTTCATCCCAGAGGTACTTAGCCTTGACAGTCTTGTACACCCTACCTTCGAAGACTAGATCGAAGTCTCCATCTACGAAAAGAGCTTCCATAAACTTGTCAGTGACGCCCACAGAGACGTTGAAATTGGTGAGATTTGTAGAGTTTTGCTTTGCCCTAATGAATTCTTCAATATCTGGGTGGTCAATTCGTAGCACTCCCATCTGTGCTCCACGTCGGTGCCCTGCGCTCGATACTGTAGCGCACACGGCGTTATAAATACCCATAAAAGATACTGCTCCTGAGGAGAGAGAGTCGAGAGTTTTAATTCGATCTCCTCTAGGCCGGAGAGTTGAGAAGTCATAGCCAATACCACCTCCTAGGCGCATGGTTTCAGCAGCTTCCTTAGCCTTGTCCATGATGTCATTCATGGAGTCCTTAATCGTTCCACTAACGTAGCAGTTGAACGCCGTGACTTGTCTAGCTGCCCCTACAGAGGCCTGAACTCGGCCTGCTGGTAGAAATTTCTGGGTAAGAAGAAGGTTCCTAAAGGCTTGGTAGTGCTCATCGTTGTCTGAAAGGGTCGAAGCAATACGCGACATAGCATCCTTAAAGGACTCACCAGTCTGCCGGTACTTCATCGCATGGATTTCCTCAGCGATCCTGAGGCTTGGGCCGTAGGTCATACTAGATTCTTTCTTTGGTGAGCTGTATGGATACGATGACAGTTAGAACAAATGACACGGCACTTGCGTATCTCAGTCATTAGATTTGAGAGACTGTCAGAGAGTCGTGCCATGATTGTCATACGTTTATCTTTAGGATCAATATGATCGAAGTCAAGAGCTGCTGCATGTACGTTATAACCACATTCACAACAGCCCTTGGCTAGCTTGTACTTATGAAGCCAGTACCTTCGACGACGAATCTGTACACCCTTACGCAGAGAAGCCGCACGCATTGCATCAGGGTTACGTGCTCGGTATTGCCGTGTCTTTTCTCTGTTATAGGCTTTCCGTTCTTCGTCTGTACGCTCGATCAATCCTCAGACCCATCCCTCTTCGGTTGTTTCTTACGGTTAGCTCTACGGCTCACTACACGTACATTCGAATTATCAAGCTTACCACGACGATTGCTATGATCATTATGGTCCACTTCCTTGCCGTCACCTTTGTGTACACGGCCTTCTCGTTCTGCCTTACGCCGGGCTGCATTCCTCTGTGCCCTACGCTTCTTCTGTTCGGGAGTACCTTGGTACTCGTCGTATTCCTTACGGTAGTCACGAGCCACGGGCTATCTCCATTGCTACCTGCATTGCATCAATAAGGTAACCAGAAGTGTCTTCGTTATATAAATACTCTTCAACATCGAGGGTATCAATTCGGACTAGAAACTGCCACTTCTGAGAAGAGACTTCATAGAAAGCTTCGACTTCCATTAGAGACTCTTCTGAACACGACCAAGAATCTGGACATGGATAGAGTAGGGGACCTTAAGATGACCTGCGGCACACCCTTCCTTAAAGAAGACAAGAGTAGCTGCATCCTTATATCGAACCACTACAATAGAAGTAGGGTCAAAAGGAATAGTAGGGCCACCCATCTCAGCTACAGCAGAAGCGTAGAGCTTGGCTACGGAAGCATCAATGGTAGAGGGGACCATAGCAGAGTCACCAGTAGGGACGTCACGAGAGTTAATAGCAGTGATTTCGGTGTAGACATCAGCAACTGAGGTACAACCTTCAGGGGTGCCTTCCGCCAGAGCTGGGGTAGCCAGTAGAGCAAGAGCAACGATAAGAGCTTTAAACATTAGCATACTCCTTCAAGAGTTCTTCGATTTCGTATTGGATAGAGATCATGCTACGAGTGAAACCAGAGTCCATAAAGGACAGCTTCACTTCAACTTCTGGATAAGGCCAGTCGTCAGGTACAAAATTGTCGAACACAAACTCAGCTTCGCGGACCAGAGCAAGAGTGTCGATGAGCTTAACTCTTCGCTTTTCATCCCCGCCGTAATATGGGATACCAAGTTTAGAGAATATGTCTCGATCAAGCTTACCCAAGTAACTAAGAGCTTCTTCACCCAAGGCATGTTTAACATAAGATGGGATGTCTCCATAAAAGACTTCTGGTACATCGTGGTAGAGGACTAGCTGATGAAGCCTACGATCCTCAGGATACAGTATACGAGCAAGCTTGTAGCAATGTACGAGGTGATGAGCCACACTAAGCTCACCATCACCATGACCACAAAACCTAGGGAGGCGAGAAAGTACCAGCGCAATGCTCTCAATAGAGAAGTCAAAGTACTGAGCAGGATGCTTGATTTCATGCGGGGTCAACTAGTGAACTCCAACCAACAGGGAACAAGGGACGAATGATCTCGTCCCACATCTTAGCCAATTCCTGAATCTCTAGCTGTGCGTGAGGATCAGAGCGTAGACCGTAAGCCCGAGCGAAAGCAGCCAAACTGCCAGTAACATAGTAACTGGTGTACATAGACTGCGGTAGAACCATGCGAGCTTGTTCAGGGGCCACTCCTCCTTTGATCATATTAAAGTAGACATGTTCGCAGTGGTCAAGGAGTTCTCTATACTCTTCCTTAGGTTCTACAGTCCAAGTATCATCTTCGAGGGTGATTTCATACGTAGTAATAACTTCGTCTGAGCTACCCTGCTTAGCGTTTACCGGCTTGCCCCTCCACACCTCAGGCACATAAAACTCGGGAGCATCATCAACGTAACGTCGGGATACTTCGTTGTACGTGAACCCAACAACGTGCTTGAACCTCTGCCTTGCAACGAAGATTGGGACGGTTTCTCGGAGGGTGATTGCTGTGTGGGTGAAAGGAGTAAAGTGGCTATGCTTAGCAAGGTAACGTACAAGTTTTTCATCCTTGTCAATGAATCGATCTGATTCTTTATTGAAGGAGACCCGAGCACTATTAACAATGCTCAGGTCATCCCCCATATGGTTGATGTATTCAGCCTTCATCATCAGTCTCAGTGAAGATCGCGTAGGGGTCTTCCTCAATGTACACCGGCTGAGACAGCCAATCATCAGGAAGGTCCTCGTAGATTACTTCAAGGTCAATGAAGCCATCATCATCAATCTCCATACCAAGATCAATACCAAGAGCTAGGTGCTTATGAGTGATCAGACTATTACCGAAGAGGAAACCAAGGATGACCTCCTCAAGCAGTTCATGATTGATCTTGATGTTCATGGTGGGTAGGTCCTTAGTCATTATCCAGAAACTCCTCAGGGTCTTTGTTTACCACATCCAGCACCCTAAGCTTGTGCCTAGGGGGTTTGGGTGGCTTAGGCTTATTCGAGTACTCGTAGCGATCCTTGTCTTCCAGCTTAAGCTTACGCTTTAGGAAAGGACTCTTAGTCGAAATTGAGTTCACGAGACACTCCTTAGTGTCGATGACTTAATCGAAATTAAGTTCAAGATTCTCCGGCCTCAGAGTGATATTCAGGAAACCAGCCTGATAGAGATGAGCAAGGATTTCTGCGGACTCGTAGTCCGAAGAGCTTTCAAGAATTTCCTCAATAGACATGCTATCGAGGACACGATTGAAATAGTTAAGCACGTAGTCCTCAGGCATCAAGAGTATCCTCTACAACTTCCCAGTCCGTAGGTTCGAAGGCAGGGACATCCTCAGAGACATCATCGCTATTCATCCACTGATGAAGAATACGGTAGAGTTCAATGGACTCAGCCTTATTGAAGTGAAGAACCATACCAGTAGTACCTTCTACATCACTCTCAGTGATCTTAACGTAGAGGTCACCATTCTGGCTGAGGACAGCCCAAGCATTATCAAGTTCATTCATCGTGCATACTCCTTTTTGAGAGAATCTATGGAAATCATCTGCAAGTCGTAGTTACCGTCTTCGACGTTTCGCTTAACGCAGACGCCACGCCACCACTTGTCTGCAGCGTTCCCTGCGAACTCAGGACTGTAATCTTGAAAGCACCCAGCAAACAAGCCAAGTACAGGTTTGCCAGAAGCAGTAGTACGCCTAGACCAATCAGCAGTATGAAGGTGACCCACTGTCGCACTTGTCAGTGACTTTCCGATAAGTGACGTAGCTGGGTGTTCTCCACCAATAGGACGTCCACTGACTCCCGAGACGAGGTAATGGGCGTAGAGCACCCCATCGACGGTAACTGTTCCGGGGGTACTTCCTTCGTACCAAGCGATGTGGTCATACCATTCTTCAAGGTTGAGATCAGCCAATCCAATGGTACCGTCCAACTCAGGCTGGTATTCCAAGGCCCGGGTAATCCGGTGTTCATGGTTACCAAGACAAAAATAGGTGCGCGGGAGTCGCTTCTTTCTTGCTTTGACAGGCGACCAGAGACGTTCTTGGAAGTCGAGATGAGCGTTAATATCTGCTCGGTAGGTTCGTCCGTGGAACGAGGATTTGCCTTTGTCATAGCCACTAAGGCTAGGCATATCTGCTGAGTCTCCGATGTGGACAACGACATCTGGCTTGATGTCGATGATGAGTTGAGCCAACCAATCAGCTCGGTCATTGTTATGCTCCCAGTGAGCGTGGCTATCAGGGATTACTAGGTGCGTCGACAACGGTAGCCCTTTCCTTTAGGATACTAGCTACCACATCCATGTGGGCCAGCACCACTTCTATATTGTCAAGGGCATCAGACAGATAATTCTGAGCTTGCTGTAGATCATAGTTGAATTCTTGGACTGTGTGGCCCAGATCAGCATTGTCTAGCTTCTTGTAGTAGTCGATCTGTTTCTCAGTTAGCTTCATGGAAGCAACCACTCCTTAGGTAGGTGACCTACCGCATAGAGGATTCCATGCTTCGTACACCACTCACTGTATCTCATTTTCCTACCGGCCAACTTATTGTCTTTGTCAAACACAATTCGTAGATCAACGTCGGGATGATCACGACGTACGGCCAGTAGTTTCTTTTCGTCATCTCTGCGGAGATAACCTTTAACTTCAATATAAATCTTGTGGCCATTAGATAGCTCCACTACAAAGTCTGGGACGTAGGTCCGAGGGATAGAGTAGGTGAGGGTCTCAGCCTCGTAAGTAAGTTCTCTGTACTCTGTGGCTCGTTCGTAGGAAAGGAAATCCTTAAGGATACGAGCTTCAAGAGGGTTACGGACACTGTCCACCGTTAGCTTCATTCAGGTACTCCTGCATTCGACGCATCTTTTCTTTGTTCTCTATAACACCAAGGTGAGTATTACAAGAGTGACAGAGAAGCCCACGAACTTTACCTGTATCGTGACTATGATCAATGACAAGACGTTTAGGTTCGTCACAGATCGCACAACAGAAGTTCTGTTCTTCCTTCATACGTTCTACATCGGCTGCAGTAAGAGCGTACTTACTTTTAAGTTTGCTGCGGGTGTAGTGCTCTTTGTACTCTAGAGGGTTCGTCGCTCTCCATTTGTAAAGGTACTCTTTCCTACACGTTTTACACTGTGAGGAAAAGGTTTTCTTTCCTGAAGTCAGAGTTCGGTTGTGGAATTCAGAGATGTCTTGAGTGGTTTTACACTTCGTACACTCTTTACTCGTCAACTTTGAGTACCTCAGGGACATTTGGTTCTCTGGCAACGTGTGTAAGGAACACGGGACCGTAGCTATAGAGAAACGTTCGAAGTTGGGGGTGGCAAATTTGCTTAAAACTACAGTAACTACACTTAGTATCCAGCTTCATGTTACCAGACTTACCTTCAGGAACAGGCTGGAAGCCACGAGCAGGGACCTGTGTACTCGATATTATTTCTTTCTGCCTCTCAACCAGCTTAGGGTAATCAACACGGTCAGCAGGGTAAGTATCAAGAACAACGTGACCATGCTGTTTATCCATAGCTAGGAAGGAAACTTGAGTAGTGTCCTTAAGGAGAGGGTCATTGATAGAGGCGTATCGATAGGCTCCAATTTGTTTAAGATACCCGAAAGGATCGTCTTCGGTGAGTCCATTAGACTTGAACTTCTTAAAGCCGTACGTAGAAGCGCTTTTAACGTCAACAGTTCTTCCATCGATAATTGCATCTCGATGTCCGTTAACGCCTCCAATGGAGACTGTGTCTTGTTCTCCGACAACTTCGTGTCCTGTTATCTTAGCGAGAAAGAGAAGGAGTAGCTCGGTGAGATCACCAAAGAGAAACTTCATACGTGTAGCAGGCGGGAGAGCTTCGGCTAGCTCCGGTACGTTAGCATTGTACCAAAGCTTTCGATCACAATCTTCTCCGATACCAGAGAGACGAAGAGGGGTGTGAACCCTCTCTTCTTGAATCCTGTTGGTCATCATGGTAGCTACTTGCTTACCAAAGTCTGCTGCTTGCTCCTCGGTGATCTCTACGCCCTTATCGAAGACACTGTAGATGTCGTCAACGAGCGTGTCAATCCGTTTACTCAACGAATGATCAACAAAAAGATAATGACAAGAAGGAGTATTTCAGTCATCAGAAGGGCACCGCATCAGTACCAGTCGACTTGGTGGCGAAGACTTCTTTGCCTTCCTCAGTCGTGTTGTCACCCTGCAGGTTCTCTGCGATCGGCTTCACGTAGGGGATCAGCTTGGTCATCTCTAGACCTTCCCAACGAGCAGCCTTACCAGCGTCATAGTCATTACCATTGGCGTCTCGCCCAGCTTTGTACTCGTAGACGTCTAGAACAACCCAGCCTTCAGAGCCATTTGCAATAGCTTCATCAGTGGGGGTACCGTTCTCATCAAGTACATAGGGTGCTTCAAGGTCACCCCACTTAGCTTTACCACGACGGTTGAAGTTGTAGTAGAAGCCGTCCTCATCGTCTTCCTTCAAGGTCAGACGGATACCAAGAGCCTTAATGGCCTTGCGAGTAGCGTCATCCGGGTAGAGCTGAACACCCCACTTACCATACTTATCAAGGTTCTTAGTCTTGACCCACTTAAGCTTGCCGTGGAACTTTACAATGTTAGCCATCAGTTAACAGTCTCCGTAGTAGGGGCCATCTGGCCAGTGAATTCTTCTTCAACAGTTTCGATTTCAGTGATTTCTAGTTCATCGATCTGTTCACCGAACATTTCAATGAAGCCTAGACCAGCAGTTTCTTCATCATCAGCAGCAATAAGTGCGTGTCCGACCTCCGCATACTTAAAGAAAATCTTGAACAGTTTCAATGTGTTAAACTCCATAAGTAGCAGTAAGCTACGATGTGTCAGTGTGTCACTGACCAGTTGGCGCCAATAGTATACTCTCCTGCATCATTCTTAAATGATCCAGCCATTGGGCAGTTCAGTTTAAAGTACTCACCAGCTTCTTTGATGGCTGATGCTTGTGTTTCAGCGATGTAAACCGCTGTGTCAAGATCGTTAACTGTCTCTGTTTGCCATTCGTCATGGACGTCATTGACAGCCCAAAAGGGTACCTTCTCCGCTCGAAGCTTTGGTGTCCAGATTGTCTGTGCCTTCTTCATAATAATACTCTCACCAGCTTGTAGGTAGCCAGCTAGCATCAGGTGTTCAGAGTTACACAGAATAAATCTTCCATCAAAGCCGACGAAGTAACCTCTAGCTGCATCATTTGGAATCTGTTCCTGTTTAAGATATTGAAGGCCTGGATAGAAGTCAAGGAAATTTTGGCTAGCGATCCGTGCTTCTTCGAGGGAACAGTGGAGAATGGCAGCTACCTTGGGGATACCAGCACCCAGCAACCACGCATAGATGAACGTCTTAGCATCATCTCGTGACTGACAGATGTCTTTCCCAAGAGCCTTACGGTTCATAGAATGTGGGTCGGATTCATCCTTCTTGTTACCCTGTGTCACAGCGAATGTGAACTCAGGCATGTTCATATAATGGGCTAGTACACGTAGCTGGATGGACTCGGCATCCACACCAACCAAGAGACGGTCCTTACCAGCAGTCCAGAAGGTACGAAGAACTGGATCGTACTCAGCCTTGATAAGTTCCACGGCAGTAGGTTCACGAGTCTTAGGGAGACCGTGGAAGGTAGGGATGTTCGCTGAGTTAGGCTTCTGGTGCGATTTCCTCTGTGTCCATGCCCCAAGATGGTTAATCGTGGGGTGGATACGAGTCTCAGTGGATACCTCGCCAGTGAATAGGTCTTTAAATGGATTCTCCGGCCCACTGACGGCGTTGAACCACTCTTCGAGCACCGACCTACGTCTATCTAGCACAAGCCACTGTACGAGCTTCCTAGCGGCATCAGGAGCATCAGGAGGTAGGGTGGCCAGATTGTCTTCGCTTGTTGTCCAACCATACACAGAGAAGTTTTGCAGCTTCTTCTGCAGCTCGGTTATAGTCAAGGCCTTCTGTGAGGAAGTAGTTGATGGTGTCTGTGTACGCCACTTCCCCTGCCTCTGTAAGTTCCGAAGCTCTTTCTCGCAATCTTTGTGTCCATCTGTCTTCTCGAAGGGTTTCCATCCTGCTTCGTTGAGCCTTTCAACTCGTTGCTTTGCACTCCCGGGATTGAATGGTTCCCACCGAATCCTGCTAAAGGGGGCACCAGCCACATAAGGAGACAGGTCTGTCTCATTCCGAAAATCCACCTTACTAAGGGTACCAAACTTAGTTTCCTTAGGAGTTATCTCTCTTACTAAGATAGCTTTAGGACTAAAGGTAGTAGCCATCTCCTTAGATAACTCAGACAACCTTAGTGATATCTTAGTATGCAGCTCCTTAGCGGCAGGTAGGTCGAAGTGGAAGCCATTGTTGTGCATCTCAGTGCAGATCACTGCGACGTCGTGCTCTAGCCGTAGAGACTCCTTCCACAGAGGGGAGAAGATAAAGTTCTCAAGCTCTCTAAATACTTTCAAAGTAACTAGAGTATCTTGAATACAATACTTAAGCATCTCCTCACTAAACTTCGAGAAGTCCGAGAAGTCACCCTTAGGGACTCCTAGACGCTCTCCCCATTCGGCAAGGGAGTGGCCACCGGGATTCGAGTAGTTGACGAGCTTCGAAACGACGAGAGTATCAATACAGGAAGCCAGACGAATACACTCCCGATCAATAAGAGCATTAATGTAAATGCCATCATAGCCGAGAATATTATGTCCAACCCAAAGCGACACAGTTTGAGCAAAGTTAAGGAAATCCTTCTTGCTTTTCTTCATTGGGTCTACGAATGTGTAGACCTTATCGGTGTCAATGTCACGACAGACAATGCACCAGATTACAGTTGGTTTGAGGCTATCAGCCTCTATGTCGATGATACATCTGATACTGACTTACCTCCTTGTATTACTTGGAACTGCCTGCTCAATACTTTATCAAGCTGAGCAAGCAAACTACGACGATTGATAAGAGCAATAACATTGTCTGGTGTGTCAACCAAGACTGCATCATACTCAGCTAATTTCTCCCTAAGCAAGATGAGCTTAGAGAAGTCACGGTCACCCTGTGTAATCACTTAAGAGCAATGATTAGAAACAGAACAGCGAGAGAAACAAGAAAGATAGTGATTGGTTCCATGTGGATAGCCTCTGTAGTGCCCACAAATGACCGTGGACAGGGATTTAGGGAGTGTCGGCTAGGGTAGTAGCCACGAAGGCATTACGGTCCTCAGTGACCTTCTCTGCGAGGAGTTCCCTTTTCAGGATACTGAGCTGATTTTCTAGTGCAGGAAGCCAATCAGCAGCAGCTCGGCGGTACTCTTCGTTATTACTGGCACGATACATGTTGGTTAGAGCATGTACGTTTAGTAGGTTGTCAATCAGGAGTTTAGAGTAGACGGAACCGAGTTCAGTGATCATTATCTTTTGCCTTAACTGAGACGCCAATCAATTTCACCTCTCCCGTGGGCAGCAAGGTAAGTGTTAGTCCTAGTGAATGGCCTAGAGCCAAAAAACCCCTGTCGTGCGCTGAAAGGAGAGGGGTGAGCAGATCGGATAACGAGATGCCGTTTCGCATGGATGAGAGGGTGGTATTCCTGAGCATGTCTACCCCAGAGGATGAAGACCGAGTGCTTCGTCTCTTCATTGAGCTTAGTGAGTACCTCCTTGATCAGCACGTCCCAGCCGATGTCTTTGTGACTAGCTGGTTTATGCGGCTCTACTGTAAGAGCTGTGTTAAGGAGTAGACAGCCACGCTCGGCCCAAGCAGTAAGATCACCGCTGCGAGGAGTACGAAAGCCGAGATCGCTACTGTACTCCTTGAAGATATTGCGTAAAGAAGGAGGAAGAAGAACAACATCGGGGTTAGTACTAAAAGCCAAGCCATTAGCTACTCCAGGTGTGTGGTAGGGGTCCTGACCAAGGATGACACACTTGACATCCTTGAAAGGAGTGAGATCGAAGGCACGGTACCATCGTTGTTCATGAGGCAACGCTTTTTGGGTGAGAGCATATGTTTCTGTCTCTTCCCTTTGGGCTGTGTGCCACCAGTCTAGGTCTTCCCAAGTAAAATCAGGCAGTACAGCCTCCAAAATTTTCTAGAAGAAAATACGCCAAAACCCCATTAAGTCGGAAGCTTAGGTATATTACTTACCTTGTGCTCTTTGATCTCAAAAGTCTTAGGGTCGAAGACTAGGACCCCAGCCGGGCCAGTAGTTGAGCCAAAGCGGTTCTTGGTAACGACCAGTTTGGTCTTGTTGCGTTCGTCTTCGGACTCAGCTTCGAGGTCTCGGTGCAGATCGATTCGAAGGTGTGCAACTTTTGATATATTTCTACTGCCTCGAGTTTTTCCGTCATCGTTAACGTGGGAGACGAAGATGAGAGCGAAGTCAAGTGATTCTGCAAGCATTGCGAGCTGTGTGGAGAGGTAGTCAAGAGTTTTTCGCTCATCTTCCTCCGAATTTCCAGATACGACGATGGAAATGTGGTCGAGGAAAACGTATTTGACTCCTTGACTAACGATGTATCGTATGGTTCGGAGCATTTCGTCTGGATCATTGGACCCAAAATAGTCATAGATAAATAGTCGTCCATCTTCCTTGATCAACTCTCTTAGAGTGGACTTAATCTGTTCCTCAGACACACCAGAAGAGTCTAGATGAGCTGGTTTGTGAAGTTCATAGGAGGCAAGACCCTTAAGTAGGCGGGGTTTCGACTCTTCAAGGTGGATGATTGCAATCTTTTCATTGGTATTTTTGAGGATAGAATACTCGATTGCTCGAAGTACTTCAGTCTTCCCCACGCCTTCGAGCGCTGTGAAGAGTATACACTCACCAGTCCGTATGCCGTATGACATGTCGTTAAGAGTTTTGAACGGAAACGGGATGGAAGGTTTTTTAACCTCGTCATCTAGGAGGCTTTCAAACTCTTCGAAAGAACTGAGGATGCCTTCTGCAGCGCTTGCTCGTCGACTATTCCACCAAATCTTTTTGAACTCATCAGCTTCTCCTCGTTGGAGGAAATCGTTGCAGTCCTTGTAGCCGTTTTTGGTGATTTTGACGATATAGACTTTACTCGGCTCAAAAAGTCCTTGCTTGAGTACGGCTTCGAGGGCCTTTTTCCCTGCAGTATCATTATCGAAGCAGAGATAAATCTTTTCGAAAGAATTAACATAATCGTAGTCAGCAGTGAGATCAGCGACCGCAGTGGCAGAGGACCTAACTGATGTACATGGGTACCGGAGGATTTGATAACCACTAAGAGCATCATGCTCTCCTTCAAAGATGGTTATAGCTCTAGCTGATCCTGCATTGAACTTATCCTTGCCAAATAGGCCCGGTGTCGAGAGGTCTCCGGTAGCGTGGAAGCCTTTCTTCACTAGATTTCTAATCTTTAGGCCATTAGGGTACGGATAAGCTAGTTCAAGTGGCTGTCCATTAGGTCCTACCTTAGTGGAAACACCGTAGAACTGCATAGTTTCTTTAGAAACACCACGACTATCGACAAATTGAAAAGTACAGGACTCATTATCTATGGCAATAGCTCCTTTGAAATATTTATCACAGGCAAAACATTTACCATCCCCATCCGTGTAGGTTACGTAACCATCGGATGATTTACCACACGGACAGGGAACATGGAAATCAACGTATTTCAATTAGGCGAGACGGTCAACTGGGACTGGACCATTCTCTTCTTCAGCTTCATCGTCAATCTGTTCCTCTTCAAGCTCTAGAGGGATGAAATCAGGGGCATCAGCTAGATCGTAGCCATAGTTGTCAATTTCTGGAATAGGTATACCCCGCCAGTTACGATCACGACGATCTTCTGCTCCGGGGATAATGATATCTTCATCGGGACCAAAGACCGGAGGGTAAAAGATGATAGGAAGTTCACGATCAGCTCGCATAAGCCTCTGTAGAGTACGCTTGGCATTCACCTCGTCATACTCGATGGTGACATCCTTCCAAGAGAACCATCCACGCTTCTGGATATCCCACCAGCCTCGTTTGTCTTGTACAATTCGCCACTTGTTCATCTAAGATACCTTTCAGAACTTGGGTTTGTCAATGAAATAATTGGTGACTGTGATCTTAATTGACTTAGCACAGTCATCACACTGGTACTCGTTGTACTTAGGCTGCCAACGAACGCTTCGTGTACGCTTCCCTCGGAAGGTAGCGTTCGATACGTCTTCATCAGCAGTGTAGTCGCAGATTGCACATCGATGTGCCATTATTATTGTTATTCCTTATGCTGCTTTGTTCTTCTGGGCACGTTCACGCATTGCTGCATTGAAGGCTAGCTGACGCTTGGTTACATCAGCTTCCATGTCCTTTGTCCACTGATAGTAGTAGAGATTCTCAGGGACGTTCTTACGGAAGAGCTTAGTGGGGACAAGCTGCCCATTGGCTCGATCTTCTCGCCACTTATTCCAGATACCAGAATACATCATGGCAGGGACAGTGATGAGACGCTTCTTCCGGTTAGGAACACCCTCAACAGGGGCTTCGGTGGAAATACTAACTGTATTACGGATGATACCATCACCATTGTAGTAGTCCATGTCAACGATAGCCTTGGTTGGTACAACCCACACCTCACCCTTGATACGAGCAGGAGGTTCCTTGTTATCAAAGGTCTTTCGGAAAGCCAGTGGGTACTTGCCATGAACAAGGTCCATGGTCCATTCAGGTTCCTGAGTGAAACCAGTGAACAACAACTCAGCACCATTGCCGATCATGTAGGTGTTGTTGTACTTGAAACTCTCCTTCATGCTGTCGTAGACGAAGATGAGATGCGCTGCCTTTTCATTTAGAGTGCGCATGTCAGGGGTCTCTTCTCCTTCTTCAAGGAAGTTTCCTACTGCATCAGCGAAGTCCTCAGCCTTAGCGGGATCGACTAGTCCAGTCTCGAACTGAATCAATCCCTTCATGGTATTCTGAGTCATCAGGCAACGTCCTTCATCGGAGCCTTGATCATAAGGGCAGTGCCACGATTGTTTGCGTTGTAAGCACTATTGTTGAAGTACGCCTTGTTGATCAGCTCCATGACGAGGATAGCACCAGCTTCGGGGGCATTCTCAAGGAGAGCCGAGAGATCACTCAGGGACATCTTGGCCAGCTCACGATGGTCAGCAATGTCAGATAGATCAGCGAAGGTAGGCAGGAGAGCGTTGTTCGGAGACAACTTAAAGTGAGGGCTACTGCCAGTGTCGTTGACCATGTCCTTGAGGACGTCACGGAGATAGGCAGCTTCGAGCTGTACTGCGGTGCTCATGATAACTCGCGTTTTGAGAACTTCGGCTTGATAGTCCCACGTACGACCATTGACTAGCGTATCGTAGGTATTCTTTTCACCACTAGTGGAGGCTGGCGCTGTGATACCCCTGTTTCCAGAAGTACTCCCATTCGTCGTAGTCGAACGGTAGTTCGGAGTCACTTGGCCATTCGACGTCTTTGCCGGGAGCTGAGTTTCCTTTCCGCCCTGCGTAAAACTCTGGACACTCTGACCCTGTTGAGTACTCTGGTAACGGGTGAAATTTTCGCGAAAGGAGTATTCGTTCGAAGCCCACCATCCATCGAATTCCTTCGAATGAGTTGAGCCAAGGATCAGTCGCTTACCCAGGGAATCATTGAAAGTGAATGCACTGGTCTGGTTCTTGAGAGCACGGAGGGAATGACGAAGCCACAGCTCCTCAAGATAGTCTTCACCATACTTGGCGTAGGCTGCCTTGAACATACCCTTGAGGACCACATCATTCAGATTACGGCTGTCTGAGTAGTCCTTGTTTACGTCCTTCCATTCCTGCAGTGTACCATTGTGCATGAACCAGAGATCAATACCATCCTCGTCCTTTTTGAGGACCTGATAAGGATGGTTATTGTCTACGTCCTTGTTACCAGCAGTACGGAAGCGAAGGTGGAGTGCTGTCTGACAATCTCTTGCATCCTCTAGGAGCTTGTAGATTTTGTCGGGATCGTTACCATTAGGATCGAATTCCTTACGGACTTCGAACTTGTTACGGTCATTGATAATGAATCCGTAACCATCACCGTTGTGCTCACAAGCAAGCTTAAACTTGTCAAAGGGAACTACAACGCCAGGGTTTACTTGAAAAATCTGACACATTGTCAGTTACCTTTCTTTTATCGCTCGATTTCTATGTCGTCAATAATACCAAGACGCATTGCTGCCTCTTGCATACGGACAAATTCTAAGTATTCATTGTAGGTTCTACCACCGGGGTAGTTACCACGTCTTGGTGCTTGTGGAGGTGCTGCAGGTGCTATATGTCCATCACCACGGTTCATAACTTCTTGGAAATTATAGTTATACGCCCTCTGCCCCCAAGGATGCGGGGGTACAGCAGCCTCATCCACGAAAGGGTCTGGTGCAGCCTGCTTCCCCCTTATGTTCTTGAGGGGACGCTTCTTGTTGTACTTAGCCGAAACGATACCATCGAATCGAGCAACAGCACTGCTAGAAGTATTGAGAGCCTTTACTCGAACCTGACCATTCTTGTACCCAAAAACCTGCCTACCGAAGTGTATGTTGAGACAGGTGATATGGGAATCATTGATCTGGAAGTTCGGGGCATTGCGAATCAACTCACTGATAACGTCAGGACGAGTCTCGGCAAAGACGATATCGAATACTTCGGCGTAGCTAGTAGCGTATTCCAGATCAAGAGTGTTGAGGTACTCCTTGAGGATTTCCCAAGTGTCATCGGGCTGTCCGAAGACGAAGTTAAGGAAGCCCTTGAGTGTCATGTCCTTCATGTTCGGAGTATCCTTCGCATAGAGGAAGGAAGCTTCAACCATTTCCAGATTCTTAGCGATGTCTGCCATGGAAACGACACCACGGAAGAGACGAACCTCGATAGTACCACCCTTCTTGGAAGCACCTACGATACCTCGGAGATGATTACCACGATCATCACGGGGCATGTTTTCAAGGATCACATCGAGATTCTCCATAACATTCTGCTCGGTGTAGCCCAGAGGGATGTTGGGCACCGGACAATAACGCTTGAAACTCTGCAGATCACGAGCAGAGAAACGAAGGAAGAACTCAGTGTTCTGAGGACGAGTGTAGAAGTAGATGAAACGCTCACGATGAGACTTGTTCTTGAATGAGTCACTGCCGATATGGACGTGCATACCATTGGTGGTATCGAGAGTGGTATCGAATTCACCATAGTCTAGAGCATCAAGCCACTGAGCCCAGTACACCTTCTGAGAAAGAGCACTCATAGGGGGAGTGACCAGTTCGTAGGGATACCGCTTATTGCCTCGGACAGAGCTGTCAGCCTTGACGATGAAAAAAGGATCATCGCAGGCATCAATCAACTGCTTCACTGAGTAATTGGTAGACAGTTCAAGCTCGACACCGTACTTAAGTACGTTATCAGGCTCTTCATCGAGTTTCTTAGGCTCAAGATACTGCAGGACATTCGCACTGTACTGCATCTGCTTGTACAAAGTAGCACGAGTAGCGTAACTTACCGTGATGGTGCCGATGTAGTGGCCCCACTTGTTACGACGAGTGTCAAACTTAAGATTTTCAGTAGCGTAGATTACGCTTGGCTTGACTTTTTGATCGGCACGTCCATCAGGGCTTGCCAGATACATCATCTCACGATCATCTGCATAGATCGGAAGATATGAAAGAACGTGGTTGAACATAGTCGGACCAAGATTCACATTGTAGAGAAACTTGTCCCCGTACAGTCTTTCCATCTCATTCCATTCAGCTTCCACCATAGCAGAAGCCTTAAGGAGAGTGGCAATACTGGCTACACCTTCTTTACCACGTTCAGCACTAGTCCATCGTGGATTGAGATCGATGTTGTCGTGATGGCCGATAGCCCATCCCTGCCTACCTTCGCTAGCAACATGTTTACGATGGTAAACGTGAGTATCTTCGATGCCAATGAACAACAAAGTCCAGAGCTTATCCGCAGGGAAGAGTTCTACAGTCTTAGTGAGACTGGTAGCAACAGGCCAGTTGAAGCTAGCACCGTAGATATCTTTAGCGTGGAGGATAGCTTCCTTAGTCATCATCAGTTTGATCTGATTGAAGAAGCCACTGATGGTATATTTACCGTTACCCCAGAGGAGATTCTTCTTGACATTGAAGAAATCCTCAGGGTAGTCGAAGTCGACTATGTTGGCCTTGACATTAGGCCGCTGATAGACCTTGTACAATTGCTTTCACCTTCTCAAGATTGTGCTCGATAGTTAGAGCAGGGCATGCATTGATCTCTAGGACAGCGTAGTGCTGATCCTTCTTGTCCAAGAGAATGTCAACACCAATAAGGTGGGCATTCATGATGATAGGACACTTGGCGAGATCAGCCATCACTGTAGTATTGAGTAGGTGATTATTCAGTTCATGCTCTACAGTCACGAAGACTGACCCATTGGCATGATTCCATGGTGCGGTATTGTCTAGACCTTCGGGGACACGCTTCCGAAGGGTAATGATTGGTACACCTTTGAAGTAGATTACCCTGTATTCCCTACGTTTGGGGAACAACACTGACGGTATTCCTTACCCTCTTCGAAATCCCGAGGGTCAATGGTGACTTTGTAGTCACGTCCACCGCTATGACGCATTGGTCTAACGATGAAGGTGTTTTCTTTGGTGTATCGCTTGGTGAGTAGTTCGTCTGCTGCGTCTCTTCGAGTAATGAAAGGAACCGTTGAGACGCCGAACTGTTCCAGTAGGCCACGCTGTACAGGTTTACTGGCGGAAAAGAATCGGTAGAGGTCACGGTACTTTTCCTTGTTCTCTACCTGAACTACAGCAGGGTCAGGATAGATAAGGAATAGATCACGATCGAAATCATAAGACTCCCTACGTAGAATATTCGCCTGAGGCCACTTTCGTACTCGCTTCGCATTCAGTGTTTCCTGCAGTAGTTTTGGTGTGGTGTAGATGGAGGCTGGACGTACGATGTTACGAATTGTCATGCGGCAGCCTGAATAGCAGCGTGGAGCTTGGCGTAACGAGCCTTGCCAGCGGTGTAGGCCGACCAGTTCTCCATGGTGATTGCGTCTACGTCTCGACCCATGCGGAAGAGAGAATCAGCAGCTTCGAGAGCTACCGGCATGAGGTGAGGACGAGCAGCAAACCATCGAATCTCGAAAGTCTTGGGAGATTCCATGGTGATGATTTCGTAATGACCTGTGAGATAGTTGGTCTGCTCGGTTCGCTGGCGATTCTTCACAGTCTCAGCAGTGACATTGGGTCGTACATCAGCACGAGCATACTTGTCAAGGCTATATTTGGTACGCTCCGAGAGCTTGAGGAACTTATCTCGGGGGCCACCATGCAGGAAGTTGATGACCTTGTGAGCATTCTCGACAGTCTTCGCATTGTTCTCCACATGAACGTGGATACCTGCTCCCATGTGCTCAAGGTCTACCTGCTCAAGGTCAAGACCATTGGCAAGGTTCTCTGCGTATATCTTGTCCCAGAGGACACGCTGCATACGGAGAGGAGCAACAAGGGAACGAATCTCCCAGCCGATCTTGTTGATACCCCAGTCGAGGCTGTCTCGACTGACGTTGAAGCCTTCGAGGACCTTGGGCTTCCACTTTTCGAAGTCAGCCTGAGTGCCAAAGTATTCGGCACCAGTACCAGCTCCCCATGCATGCCCTGCTGCTAGTCGACCGGGACCATTCTGCAGCTCATATTCGTACCCCAGAGGGATTTCGAAGATGGCGTCGGGATTGGTGTGCTTGATATAGCGACGATCATTCATCGCAACTTCCTGCTTAATCATACCCATATTCAGGCTGCCTTCTCTGTGAGACCATTATCGATTTCGTTACCAGCTTCATCAACCCAGAGACCACCGGGAGGAATAGCCTTACCAGTTTTAGGCTTAGAACGGTACAGATAAAAGCCCTGACCGGAACCGGCGAGAGCTTCGAGATACTCTCCCTTATCTACAAAGTCAGGGAAGTAATCGATATGGGCACCAATGTAGTACCCATTGTAAACGATCTTCTTGAGCTTCGCACCATCCATCTCGGAACGGTCTTTGATGTGTGTGTAGCCGAGAGCAGCGAGCTTGGTCTTCATACGGATGGTGTCACCGTATACACCAGCAATTAACTTCTTCTCGGGCCAGCAGATAGCACGAGCAATGACACGCTCGGGGTTCAGCTTGTCAAGAAGATAAGCAATGGAGATGTCACCCTGAGCATAGACCTGAGCCTGATGAACAGGGTCCTGCTTAGAAGAGGCACAGGAGGCGAAGGTACCACGCTCGAACACCCACTGAATTTCTTCGGGTGTGTTCGCCCATAGCAGGTCGTTAGGATCATTCATAGCGTTAAACTCCGTACCGAGGTCACGTATCTGCTCGGCTGTTAGAACATCAGAGAAGTGTTCAGTTAGGAACCTTCCGTAGAGGGTAGAGGTGACCTTGAAGACCATGCGATCTTCGGTGGTCTTGAAGTAATCCATGAGGCCGGGCTTGGTCTCAGTGGTGGTGTGAGGGCAGAACCTTCGCCACTTATTGCGATGCTGATCGGGATAGGTGAACGCTGGGATGGAGGGAGGGTCAATGGGATCGCAATAAGTCTTTCTGGCGTAAGTATCCTCTGTGTAGTACTGCCAGTCTGGGTAAGGGGCTCGTCCCAAGCGATACTTGACAACTTCAACGTTCAGTTCCTTGAGCTTAGCCACGGCCTTGTCTTTGAACTGAGGCTCGAAGGCTCGACCATACTTTTTGTTGGTCGCAATCTCTTGGATGAGTATCTTAGGCTTAGGCCAACTCAAGCTTCACCCCTCGTATTCGATCTTGACAACAGCTGTCTTGAAGTCATTTTGGGAACGTTCGAAAGTATTGTCAGCGTCTGCCTTGTTGTTGAACACAGAGTTTACGTATTGACGTCCATTCTTGTAGGTGTAGATGATACCCCAGCGGACCTGCTTTGTGGGCACTAGGTCTAGGAAATTGTCATCGAGCTTACCAATTCCTTCGGAGTCCCAAAGACGACCTTCCTTATTCAGGGTAATGAGTTCACCTTTATAAGGTTCTTCGGCTTTGACGAGGACTAACTCGCGACCATCGACTATACTGGGTTCGATGGCAACCAGTTTGTACTTGTCACCACGACGATTGGTGTAGATGTTACCGACGATGAATTTCACTTGACATCTCCAAATTCAGAGGGAAGGTCGACCTTGAAGGAGCCCTTAAAGTACTCTCCCCGACCGTGTAGATTGCCCGGGGTTACGACTATATAGGTGTTACTTGCACCATAGTTCCACACCTCGATTTCGATCTGCTTTGGGACTTCGACTAGGTCTTGATGAGACGGGTAGTTGTCGTAGTTACCATTGGCATACCAACGAGCAGTACTTTCGTGATCTACGGTATCTTTAATAACACCAAGGATAGGCTTGAAACCAAGAATGTCGGTAGCAAAGAGTCTGACATCTTTACCAGTACGTGTCTTATACCGTTTAGTGATATCAACGTTCATGTAACAATCTCCGATTGTTATCGAGGCGGAGCCTCGTTGATTGCCTCCACAGGCACAGCGGGTTGATTCTGGTATTTTCCGGTGTAGGGGCGGTCAGTAGGTTGGGTTAGCTCTTCGAAGGTGATTTGAGCAATGGGGCTACCAGCAGGGACACAGATAGGTGTGGGGTTGATGATAGGAACCCAGTCTTCAATCTGGAAGTACTTTCTCTGATTAGGGTTGTACTTCCATGCCTGTGCACGTTCATGTGTTGGCAGTATGTTCTTGAGTTCGAGCGTTAGATGGCCACTCCAACCCGGTTCGAGAATTGTCTGAGCTTGCGAGAGGCCCAACCGTGC